TAATAAGTGGGAGAATGCAATTCTACGACCCGCAGTTGCAAAGTATGCTGATCGATGGGGATTACCTTGTAGTACAATTACGAGTCACTATCATGGATTGAATTTTACTCGTTTCTGGTGTCGTGCTAGTACAGCAGGAGACTTTCATAGTCTTCATCACCATCAGGCGGTATTGTCCTTTGTAGTGTGGATGAATATTCCTTTTAATAGTAGGATCGAACAAAACCTTCAACCTGGGTTCAGACCTAATGCAGGAACCTTTGGTTTGTACTATACTGATAGTATTGGTCGAGTACAAGAGATGCTTTGGCATGTTAGTAAGGAATGTAATGGACAAATGATTATGTTCCCTAGTGCATGGAAACATGCAGTATACCCACACTTCAGTACAGACGAATATCGTATCGCTATTGCTGGTGATGTTTGCATCAACAGTCATGATGTATATGATCCTATTCATGAATGGGCAGATCCCAGTGAAGAACGGGAAATTAATGAAAATGTTTAAGTTTCTATATACGGTATAGTTTACGTATATTTTAAGAGATGGAGTTAAATGTAGATTCTTGTACTGTCGATCTATTGTTGGAAACTATTCAATTCCGTATTGAGAACGACACAGCTCTACTTTACTCTCCTAATATCCGATCCGACCTAGAGGATCTATTGGCAACTATGGAAGGTTATTCCGATGAATTTCTATGATGTTTACTTAGGAGAAGATTTAGTTGTTTCAGATGTTGCTGAGATTGATCTGAAACACAAGTTGGACTTTATTAAGTGTTACTTTATTGAGTATCCAAAAGATGATTTAAAGGATCGTGAAGTGAGAGTAGTTAAGCATGAAGACCACAAAGATTAATCCACCCAACTATGGGTTTATAGATGTGACACTAGATGATAGTCATATTGACTATCTCTATTCACTGATAGAAAAGTATGAACCAGAGGGGTCTCCTCAACAGTGGCCACTCATCGATGATAATAACAGATTTCAGGAAGAAGTATTAAACAAAGCAGTAAAGGAATATATTGATGAGTGGGGGTTTCCAGAGAAACTCAAAATGACTCATGTACATGGACTTACCTTTCAGAAGTTTTGGGTTAATAAAACAGGAAAAGGTGAATACCAAGCATTGCACAATCATGATGGAGTGTTCTCTTTTGTAGCGTGGTTGAATATTCCATATGCATCAGAAGTTGAACAATGTGTTCCAAATACAATGCATCCAGAGGCAGGTGACTTTATACTTACATATACTGATATTGTAGGTAGAACTCGTAAGATAAATTGGAAGGTAGATAAACAACACAACGAAGGACATCTGTTGCTTTTCCCAAGTGACTGTTATCATGCAGTGTACCCTCACTTCCTAACAGATGAAAAAAGAATTTCCGTCGCTGGTGATATCCTACTTAACAGTTTGAGTTGTGTAGATGTTCATAATCAGGGTGGTATACCTCTAGGGTATGGGTACAGTAATAGTCAGGAGTTTCTTTAATTCGCTGACTATATAATACAGTTATCATGGACAACTTGAATTGAACGTGGTATACTGATCATGTAACTTTGCAAATGTTATGGCTAAAGGATTTACAGTAAAAGCAAATGCCCCCAAGGTCAAGAAAGTAGAAGACGACTTCGATCTTGAGGCGGCAAAAGAAATGGTAAAAGGTAAGGCAATCGTCTTCTGCCTACCTGGACGAGGAGTTTCATATATCTTCCTCAAAGCATTTGTCCAGTTGTGCTTTGATCTAGTACAAACTGGTGCAAGTATTCAAATCTCCCAGGACTATAGTTCCATGGTTAACTTTGCACGATGCAAGGTACTTGGTGCTAACGTTCTACGTGGACCCGATCAGGTGCCCTGGGATGGTAAACTGAAGTATGACTATCAACTCTGGATCGACTCTGACATCGTATTCGACACTGAGAAGTTCTATCGTCTTGTCTGGATGAACAAGGAGATTGCAGCTGGTTGGTACATGACTGAAGATGGTAAGACCACTTCCGTTGCACACTGGTTGGAAGAAGAAGACTTCGCTAAGAATGGTGGCGTCATGAACCACGAAACTGGTGAGTCTATCTCTCGTCGTCGCAAGCCTTTCACCGTGGACTACACTGGTTTCGGTTGGCTTCTTATCAAACATGGTGTGTTTGAAGATCCCAAGATGAAGTATCCCTGGTTCGCTCCTAAGATGCAGGTATTTGAATCTGGTGATGTTCAGGATATGTGTGGAGAAGACGTTTCGTTCTGTCTCGATGCTAAGGAAGCGGGTTATGAGATCTGGTGTGATCCTAAGATCCGTGTTGGACACGAAAAGACTCGCGTAATCTGATGTTATACAAGGTCATGGAGTTGGGTACAGACGGTTGGGGAGTTCCCGACCTCAAACTCGATGTACATCTGACAAAAGAACAAGCTAAAGAGAGACTTGACTTCTATATTAACGAAGGGGTCTCTCCTTCAAGACTAAAAGCAACCCCTGAGTAAACTTAATTGACTAAATAATGGCTGTAAGAAAAATGGCAAAGGGTGGTGGCACCTTTATCGAGTCCACTCCCAAGAAAACTAGGCAAGGTCAAGGAAAAAATTCTAAATTTTCCGCCACTTCTAGGAATAATGCCCGTAAACGCTATCGAGGACAAGGTAATGGCTGATTCGGATCCAACAAAATCTCCACTTAATGCTGCAGCAGTAGCAGGAACAGAGGGAAAAGTAGTGGGTCAATATGATGTTTCACAACAGGCTCGTAAAAAAGCTGCTAAAAATGACAATTCCACTCAATCTCCGCTAGCTGCTGGTTGATAAATTACTCAAATTTGCGTCTAAGTCTCCTAATTGGGGGTTTAGACGCTTTTTTTATGCTTCTAAATAGTCCAGAGAGACTCTAACTATGTTAATTCCTCCAAATAACGACTTCCTTGACAACTTGGGTGCCCAACAGCACGAAAAAATGCTACGAGAAGTGGTTGGCGATGCTAAACACGACTTCAAAAGGCAGAATAAACTACATGAAGAGATCAGAAATGATGACGATTATGATGATTGGGAGTATGGCACAGAACCGATCATCGGGGAAAGTGCTTAAATAGATGTAAACTAAGGTTCAAAAATGGCTCTGATCGATAGACTAAAGGTCACATCCAGAAAATTTAAAGATATTAGTCTGGCATTTGCTAAACATCCTGTTACAAATGACATTGGAGCCTTTTATGATGAGGATGCAATCAAGCGATCGGTCACAAATTTAGTCAGAACACGTATTGGAGAGCGTTTTTACAACCCTCTGGTAGGTTCTGAAGTGGAAGATTCGCTTTTTGAGAACCCAGATCTTCAAATGGCAACGTCAATTGAAGATGATATTATGCTTTTATTAGAAAACTTCGAGGGAAGGATTAAAAATACCCAGGTTATCGTAAGTTTTCCCATAGATACGAATGAATTGAACGTAGTTATTAGTTACGACATCGTTGGAATTGTCCTCCCGACGCAAAATATCGAATTCATTCTCCAATCAACTAGAGTATAATGGCTTTTAATCAGTTTACAAACCTAGATTTCGCTGATCTTAGAGCTCAGATCAAGGATTACCTGCGTGTAAACAGTAATTTTACTGATTTTGACTTTGAAGGATCGAACTTTTCGATTCTGATTGACCTTTTAGCGTATAATTCATACCTCTCGGCCTACAATACCAACATGGCCGTCAATGAATGCTTCCTTGATAGTGCAACTTTGAGAGAAAATGTTGTTGCACTCGCTAGAAACATTGGATATGTACCACGATCTGCTAGATCTGCTAAGGCAACAGTCAGTTTTAGTGTAGATTTGGGTCAAAACGACACCAGAATCGTTACAATGAAGGCTGGACAGGTTGCATTAGGTCGTCAAGAGTCTGGACAGTACATTTTTTCCATTGCTGACGACTTTGTTGCTACTGTAAATGACGATAATCAAGCAGAATTTGCTAATGTCAACATTTATGAGGGTGTTTATCTAACAAAATCCTTTACTGTTGATTATTCTCAACCAAATCAGAGATTTATTCTTCCAAATACGAGCATTGACTCGACTTCTATTCGTGTAAAAGTCACTTCTACGACTACAGAGATCTACGAACTGTATTCAAACATCCTTAGAGTCGATGCAACGTCTAAATTGTTCCTTCTTCAGGAGATTGAAGACGAAACTTATGAGATTTTGTTCGGTGATGGTATCTTAGGTAAGAAATTGCCAGCTGGTGCAAGGATTGATGTAAGTTATATCGTAACAAATGGTCCAAGTGCTAATGGTGCTAAGAATTTTTCCTTTGCAGGTATCCTTAATGATGATACTGGAGCAGTTC